GGTCAAGTAGTGGATGCCGGCGAGGAGTACGAGATGCAGCGCGCCGGCATCCACTACTTGACCTACATCGCACGGGCCCGCGGCATTGAGGTAGGCATCCCCTCGGAATCCGACCTCTTCACGCCTCGCTTTCGCTACGCCGTTGACGAGTGGACGCACAGCTACCGCAAGGTGCGCGCGCGCCGCAGCGAACTCGAGCAGCGCCTGCGTGAAGCTGAGGCGCAGACCCGCGCCGCCTCCGATGCGACGCACTTCCTGCGCGGCGCGATCGAAGACCTCGGCTACATGCACAACACCTGGGCCGACAAGAGCGACTACCGCGGCCCGCGTGCCATTCCCCCTCAACCGCTGCCGGAGGCGTGATGGCTCGCCTGCTGCAGTACCTCCTGTCCATCGTTTTCAACCAAAGGAAGATCATGTCCGACCTCACCGACCTCCAGGCTGCCGTCGCGGCCAACACCGTGGCGATCGACAACGCCGTCGCCATCCACACCGCTGACAAGGCAACGATCGCCACGCAGGCGGCGCACATCACCGAGCTGCAGACGGCGCTCGACGCGGCGAATGCCCAGCTCGCCGGCAGCGCCAGCGACGGCGCCGCGCTGCAGGCGATGACCGATCAGCTCACCGCCGATGACGCCAAGCTGCCGACTGCGACGGGCGCCGCAGCGACCTGAGCATGACCTCCCTGGACGAGATCATCGCCAGGGTTTCAGCGCTCACCCCTGAGGATCAGGCGGCGCTGTGGAAAGGCGCGGCCGCGCAAGTAGCCGACAAGAAGTGGATCCCGAATCCCGGACCGCAGACGGACGCCTACTTCTCGGAGGCTGACGTCCTTCTGTACGGGGGCGAGCCTGGCGGGGGCAAGAGCCAGCTTATCCTCGGGCTTGCCTTCAACGAGCATCAGGAAAGCGCCGTGCTGCGGCGCAAGTACAGCGACCTGGACCGCATCGTCGCGGATGCCCTGAAGATCCACGGCAGCCGGGACGGCTTCAACGGCTCGTCTCCACCGAAGTTGCGCATCAATGACCGGCAGAAGATCAGCTTCGCGGCCGCGCACCGCATCGGCGATGAGCAAGGTCAGATGGGCAAGGGCAAGGACTTGCTGGCTATCGACGAGGCGACCCACTTCGCCGAGTCCCAGATCCGGTTTCTCATGGGGTGGGTGCGGTCGGATGACCCCAACCAGCGCTGCCGCACCGTGCTGGCGACGAACCCACCCCTGACCGCCGAGGGCATGTGGGTCATCAAGATGTTCGCGCCGTGGCTGGATCCCACCCATCCGAAGCCGGCCAAGCCGGGAGAACTTCGCTGGGTCATCTCTGACAGCGACGGCAATGACTGCTGGGTTGACGGGCCAGGCGAGTACGAGACAACTGTCGCCGGCAGGCTGAAGATGGTCCGCGCGACCTCGCGCACCTACATCCCAGCCTCGGTGCGTGACAACCCGTATTACGTGGCCAGCGGCTACGAGGCGCAGCTGGACGCGATGCCCGAGCCGTTCCGCTCGCTACTCATGGGCGGTTTCCGAACTGCATTCCAGGACCAGAAGAACCAGATCATTCCTACGAAGTGGGTTGAGCAGGCCCAAGCGCGCTGGAAGCCAGAACCACCACGGGGCGTCCCCATGTGCACGCTCGGCGTGGATTGCTCGGGCGGCAGCACCGACCCGATGGTCATTGCGCCGCGTTACGACGGATGGTTCGCAGAGCTCGTCGAGACTCCAGGCAAGGACATTCCTGCCGCGCGGGCTGGCGCCTACAGCGCCGGCATCGTGCTGAGCCACCGATGTCATCAAGCGCTTGTCGTGGTCGACATGGGCGGCGGCTACGGCGGCCCGGTCTACGAGCACCTCGTCGCCAACAAGGTCGAGGTGAAGGCATTCAAAGGTGCAGAGGCGAGCCGACGCCGAACAGCCGACGGAAAGATGCGCTTCACCAACAACCGCACGGCGATGCTGTGGGGCATGCGGGAGGCGCTCGACCCTGGACAGCCTGGCGGATCGCCAATCTCGCTGCCTCCCGATCCGCTGCTGCTGGCCGACCTCACGGCCCCGACCTTCGAGGTCACCCCGCAGGGCATCAAGGCCGAGCCGAAGGAGGACGTCTGCGCCCGCATCGGCCGGTCTACAGACCACGGCGACGCAGTGTGCATGTCGTGGCACGAAGGGCCGCGCGAGCTGACGCACGCGATGGAGTGGATGGACCTGAAGGCAGGTCGCCGGGGCCAACTCAATCACGTTCCCAAGGTCGTAACTAGCGGTCGCACGCCGCTGTCGGCGCGCGGCCGCAAATGAGCACCCCAACCCGGAGGGCCTGACCATGTCCATCTTCGACGCCATCGGCGACATCTTCAGCAACGAGGCGAGCCACGTCGGCGACCTGCTCAGCTCGTGGGGAAAGAGCCCGGGCAAGACGCTCGAGCAGTTCGCGCTCGGCGCGCAGGACCCTATCGGCGCCAAGCTCTGGAGCGGCGTTACTGGGCAGAACTTCACCCCGTCCGTCGGACAGATGGGTGGCGAGACGAATGCGCAGTTCAAGCAGTCGGAAGCGGAGGGGGTCAACACGGGCCCCTCTCAGACTCTGGGCCAAATCGCCAACGTGGTCGCGGCTGTCTGGGGCGGCGCTGCGGCGGGCGGTGCTCTCGGAGGCGCGCTTGGCGGCTCCGGCGGCGGCGGCGCGGCGGCGACCGATGGCGCAGCCGGAAGCAGCGCGCTGGGGATTGGCGCTGGTACCGAGACGACCGCGGGCGCTGCCGAGACGAGCCTGAGTTCGGATGCGGCATTAGAGGCCAGCAGCGCTGGAAGTGCCGGCGGCGCTGGCGCTGGTGGCGCTAGCACTACGAACTCGGGATTCGGTGGCTCCGGCAGCGATCCGGCCGTGGCGTCTCCAGGCGCTGGCGGCGCCGGTTCGAACTCCAACTGGACGGACTTGGCGAAGACGGCAGCCAAGACGTTGGCCCCTACCGTTGTGAGCAGCCTGCTTCAGCCCAAGCCGCCGAAGACCAAGGCACCTACCGCCATGCCTGACCCGCTCGCCCAGCAGCAGGCCCAGCAGCAGAAGCTCCTACAGCAGCTCGCACGCCGCGGCCGCTCCAGCACGATCCTCACTAGCCCGGATGCGGGCGGCTCGCTCGGAGGTTGACCATGGACGCCAAAAAGCTCGTCGAGCTCGCCCAGAACCTGTTCGGCAAGAAGCTCGCGCTGAACTCGCTGTGGCAGGAGATCGCCGACAACTTCTATCCGGAGCGCGCCGATTTCACCCTGACGCGGTCGATTGGCACGGACTTCGCCGCCAACCTGATGTCGTCCTACCCGGTGCAGTGCCGGCGTGAACTCGGAAACCAGTTCGCGACGATGCTGCGCCCGACGGCGCGATCCTGGTTCCACCCCCGCGTGCGCTACAAGAAGAAGGCCAGCTCCGACGCGCAGGGCTATCTCGAATGGTTCGAGGAGACGCAGCGCCGCGCCATGTACGACGAGCGGTCCCTGTTCACGCGGGCGACCTCGCAGGGTGACCACGACTACGCCGCCTTCGGCCAGTGCGCTCTGAGCGTCGAGCTCAACCGGATCGGAGACGGCTTGCTCTATCGCTGCTGGCACCTGCGCGACATGGTCTGGCAGGAGAACGAGGAGGGGAAGCTTGGCCTGATCGCCCGCAAGTGGAAGCCGTCGGCCCAGACCCTCGTGCGCCTGTTCAAGGACAAGGTCCACGAGAAGGTCAAGGAGATCGAGACCAAGACCCCATTCGAGGAAATCGAGTGCATGCACTTGGTCGTCGAGGCCGACATGTACGACGACAAGGCCAACGGTCGTCCCCGGTGGTCGATCTACTACGACGTGGCGCACGACCAGATCATCGAGGCCACGCCGATCTGGGGCCGCTACTACATCATCCCGCGGTGGCAGGCCGTCTCGGGCTCGCAGTACAGCTACAGCCCAGCCACCGTCTGCGCGCTGCCTGACGCTCGCCTGCTCCAGGCCATGACCTTCACTCTGCTGGAGGCCGGCGAGAAGGCGACGCGGCCGCCCATGATCGCCACGCAGGATGCGATCCGGTCGGACGTCTCGGTGTACGCCGGCGGCATCACCTGGGTGGACATGGAGTACGACGAGCGCCTGGGCGAGGCGCTTCGCCCGATCACCCAGGACTTCCGTGGCTTCAACTACGGCGTGCAGATGAACCAGGACACGCGTGCCTTGCTCATGCGCGCCTTCTTCCTGGACACGCTCAAGTTGCCCCAGAACAGCCCCGAGATGACCGCCTACGAGGTCGGCCAGCGGGTGCAGGAATACATCCGCGCGGCGCTGCCGATCTTCGGGCCCACCGAGATGGAGTACAACGCCGCGCTCTGCGACGAGACCTTCGACATTCTCGCGCGCAACGGCGCTTTCGGTGCGCCCCAGTCCTGGCCGAAGGAGCTGCGCGGCGCCGACATCGCTTTCACCTTCGAGTCGCCGCTGCACGACGTCATCGAGCAGCAGAAGGGGCAGAAGTTCCAGGAAGCCAGTCAGCTCATCGCCGCAGCTATCTCGCTCGACCCGACCGCGCAGTACGTGCCCAACGCCGTCGTGGCGCTGCGCGATGCGCTCACGGGCATCGGTGTGCCGGCCACCTGGATGAACACGCAGGCGCAGGTCGACGACAAGGTGCAGCAGGGCCAAGCCCAGGCCGAGGGCCAGCAGCGCCTGGCCAACATCGAGCAGGCGTCCAACGCGGTCAAGAACTTCGGCGCCAGCGGCATGGTGCCCGCGCCGTCCAGCACCGCAGGTGCAATGGCATGAGCAGACCCGCACCGAAGCCCGACAAGCCAACGCTGGCGGCTGGGCCCTACATACCCGCGGCCTACGAACTGGCCGACGCATCCGCACTGCAGGCGCTCCAGCGCGGTGAGGCCACGCCCGACCAGCAGCGCCGCGCGCTCGACTGGCTCATCACCGCCGGCGCGGGAGCCTACGAGTTCCACTACTACCCGAGCGATCGGGATACCGCGTTCGCCCTCGGGCGCGCGTTCGTCGGCCAGCAGATCGTCAAGCTGCTGAAGCTCAACCTGATGTCCCTGAGGAGGGAACGAAATGCGATTTCTTCGACACCATCTCCGCAAGCCTGAAGACGGCGGCGAGGCCGGCGGCGCCGAAGGTGGCGCGCCGCCCGCGGCCACGCCTCCGGCTGCTTCGCCCCCGGCGGCCGGATCGCCTCCTGCTGCATCACCGCCGGCCGCGTCGCCGCCGCCCGCAGCGAGTCCACCTGCATCTGGAAGTCCGCCTGCCGCGTCTCCGCCTCCTGCCGCCGGTGCTGGCGCCGGTGCTCCCGACCCCGAGGCCAAGCCGTCCTGGCGCGAGGACTGGCGCGAGACCATGGCCAAGGGCGATGCCAAGGTGCTCCAGCGCCTGCAGCGCTACGCGTCGCCTGAAGCGCTCAGCGACGCCCTGATCAACGCCCAGGATCGCATCAGCAAGGGCGACTTGAAGCCCGTTCTGAAGAAGGATTCGACGCCTGAGCAGATCGCCGAATGGCGTGCCGCCAATGGCATTCCCGACAAGCCCGAAGGCTACGACCTGGGCAAGGGCGTGAAGGTGTCCGAGGAAGCCAAGGTCCTCCTCGACCGCTATCTGCCGATCGCGCACGCGGCCAACATGACCCCCGACCAGGTCAAGGCGAACCTCGGCTTCATCGCCGCGATGAACAAGGCCGACAACGAAGCGCAGGCCCAGCGCGATGTCGAACTCGAAGACGTCGGCGAGGAGACGCTGCGCGCGGAGTGGGGCGGCGAGTACAAGCGCAACATCACCTTCATCAACAACCTGCTCGATGGCGCAGCAACGCCGGAGTTCAAGGACAAGCTGCTGGGCGGCCGCTTGGCTGACGGAACGCCAATCGGAAGTGATCCGACGGCGCTGCGCTTCCTGATGGGCCTGGCCCTGGTGCAGAACCCCACGGGCACGTTGGTGCCGGGCTTCAACAACAACCCGGTGCAGGGCGTTGAGGAGGAGATTGCCAAGATCGACAAGGTCATGCGCGAAGACCGCGCGACCTACAACAAGGACGAGAAGATGCAGGCGCGCTACCGCGAACTGCTGGAGGCGCGCGAGAAGCTCAAGCCCCGGACTTGAATCAACTCAAGTGACCCTTTTGACGCTGGACGGGACGGAGCAACACACTTCGTCCCGTACCAGTCAGCAAGGCCCCGTAGGCCGGCTGCCGGCGCCCTGTGAAGGGCCACCCCGCGCAAACGCCATAGGACGGACACCCCGAGCGACACGGTTGACCTCAATCGTTTCCTCCAGGAGTCCCTCATGTCCGACAGCGCATTCCAGATCCAGTACCGGCAGGAGTTCATCGCCGCGTTCGAGCAGCACCAGACGCTGCTTCGTGAAACGGTGACCACCGAAGCCGTCATCAAAGGCCAGCAGGCCGTTTTCCTCGTCGCCGGTTCCGGCGGTGCGTCTGCGGTGACCCGCGGCCTGAATGGCCGCATCCCCGCGCGCAACGACTCGAACAACCAGAACACGTGCACCCTGCAAGAGTGGCACGACCTGGTGCGCAAGACCGGCTTCAACGTGTTCGCCTCGCAGGGCAACCAGCGCGCGATCATGCAGATGACGACCATGGCGGTGATCAACCGCAAGGTCGACGAGCTGATCATCAATCAGCTCAACACCGGCACGGTCACCATCGGCGGCACGGGCGCGCTGCCCAACGTCTCGCTGTTCCAGAACTCGCGCGTGAAGCTGTCCAACGCTTCGGTGCCGTGGGACTCGAACATCACGCTGCTGTGCCAGCCGTCGGTGATCGCCTACCTCGAGCAGGCCACCGAGTTCGCCAACGCGCAGTACGTCGACGTCAAGCCATTCGCTGGCCAGAACAACGCCTCGTGGAAGGACAAGCCACAGGCCTACCGCTGGCGCAACGCGCTGATCGTCGAGCACCCGAACCTCCCGGGCAAGGGCACCTCGAGCGAGAAGTCGTTCATGTATCACAAGACGGCCATGGGCCACGCCATGGACACGGCGGGCATCGAGACGCCGGTGGGCTACGACGAAGAGCAGGCCTACACCTGGGCCCGCGCGTCCTGCTACATGAACGCGCTGCTGCTGCAGAACACCGGTGTCGTCATCTGGACCACAGATGGAAGCGCTTACGCCTGACGCGCCATGAAGATCATGACCCGCAAGGAGGCGATTGCCTCCGGCCTCACCAGGTACTTCACCGGAAAGCCGTGCCCGAAAGGGCACATCTCCGAACGAAGGATCAGTGGCGCCTGCGGGGATTGCGCGCGGCTCGGCAATCTGGCGTGGCATGCGGCGAACGCTGACAGATCCAAAGCGAAAAAGGCTGCCTCCCAGCAGCGCAATCGCGGATCTGCCAACGAGCGGAACCGGCGCTACGCGGAAAGCCACAAGGCCGAGATGGCCGAAAAGGCCAAGGCCTGGAATGCCGCAAACCCCGGCCGGCGCGCCGCGATCCGCATGAGCTACACCGCCGCGCGGATGCAACGCACACCGCCTTGGGCTGACCTGGACGCTATCACGGGCATGTACGAACTGTGCGCAATCTTCCGCACGGCCGGTCTAGATCTCCATGTTGACCACGTTGTTCCGCTGCAGGGCAAGAAGGTCAGCGGACTCCACGTCCCCGACAACCTGCAGTTGCTTCATTCGTCGTCGAACCGTTCGAAGCTCAACCACTTCGCGGTTCACTGAAAGGAAAACATCATGTCCTACTTCGGCACCACGCAGCTCTCGTCTGTGGCCAATCCGCCGCGGCAACTCGTCGCACCGTTCGCCTGCAACCCGGCGCTGTCCGGCTCGACCGAGTTCCTGTCCACGCAGGGCTCGACCGCGGCCAACAACCCGAACGGCCCCGGCGGCGGCGGCGGTGGCCTCTGGTTCTACGCTTCGACGAACCTGACCACCGACCTCACAGCGGCCAACTTCTTCAGCGACGGCTTCTACCTCGGCATGCGCGCCGGAGACGTCGTGATGGGTGTGCAGTTCTCGTCGCTGGGTTCGACGGTCACCACCTTCCAGGGCGCCATCGTGTCGGTGTCCACCGCCGGCGCGTCGCTGTCGACCGGGTCGCTGATGACCTCGACCTTCAACTGAGTCTCCGCCCTGATCAAGGGCTTCATGCGGGCGGCCCCTCAGAAGGTCGCCCGTTTTTTCTTTCACTGAGGAGTGGAAATGTCCGAAACCGCAGAGAAGACCAAGCCCGTGGCTGCCGCCCCGGCTGAGATCAAGACCGAGAAGAAGCGCGCCGTCGTCGTCGACCCGCAGCGCATGCAAAGCGCCGAGTACGTGCGCCGCGAGTGGGTGTGCACCGCAGAAGAGGGCACGACCGCTGACGATGTCATCGACCCCGGCTACTGGGCGCACATCGCCGCGCAGCTCACGATCTACGACCGTATCGAGGTGCGCGTCGACACGGGCGAGTACCTGCTGGAGCTGCTGGTCAAGGACGTCGGCCGCAACTGGGCCCAGGTCGCAGTGCTCCATCACCACGACCTGGCCGGCAAGGTCAAGACCGGCCAGGCGATGGAGGCCGAGTTCGAGGCGCTGTTCAAGGGCCCGCAGCGCAAGTGGTGCGTGATCCGCAAGTCCGACGCCAAGGTTCTCGAGGAGCGACTCGCCGACAAGACCGCAGCCTTGGCCTGGATCTCGAACTACGAGTCCACCATCCTCGCGCGCTGAGCGGCGGCCATGGCCACCATCACGCAGCTGACCTTGTACAACGACGCGCTGCTGGAGTGCGGCGAGCGCTTCCTCGCGTCGTTGACGGAGAACCGCGAGCCGCGGCGCCTGCTTGACCAGGTGTGGGCCTCGGGTGGTGTGGCCTACATCCTCGAGCGCGGGCAGTGGAACTTCGCCACGCGCTCACAACAGCTCGACTACGACTCCAGCATCTCGCCGGGGTTCGGCTATAGCCGCGCCTTCGACAAGCCCACGGACTACTGCTGCACGCGTGCAGTGTGCTCCGACGAGTTCTTCCGCGAGCCGCTGATAAGGCACGTAGACGAGGGCGGCTACTGGTACAGCGACCTGGACACGATCTACGTGCGCTACGTATCCAGCGATCCCAACTACGGGATGAACCTCAACAAGTGGCCGCAGACCTTCCGCGAGGTGGTGGCCGTGCACTTCGCCTCGAAGATCATCTCCAAGCTGTCCAACAGCTCGATCACGACGACTGACTTGGAGAAGAAGCGCGACCACATGCTCAAGGTCGCCAAGAACTCCTCGGCCCAGCAAGAGCCCACGCAGTTTCCGCCCATCGGATCCTGGTCGCGCGCGCGCAACCGCTTCCCGAACCGGCGAGACGGCGGGAACTCGAGCAACAACGGTTCGCTGATCGGCTGACATGGCCCGCGCAATCCCGTCCCTGTTCAGCCTGAACCGCGGCGTCGTGGATCGCCGCGGGCTGGCGCGCGCGGATGTCAAGCGATTGGCGCTGGCTGCGCAGGTGCAAACCAACTGGATGGCCAAGGTACTAGGCCCGATGATGCTGCGCGTGGGCTTCGGCTATCTCGGCGGCATTCTGAACAACGCGCCGTGTCGCTTTCTGAAGTTCATCTTCGCGACCGATGATCTGGCCGAACTCGAACTCACCGACAGCTCGATGCGCGTCTGGATCGGGGACGCAGTTCTCACACGCGCGGCAGTCGCCACGACGATCACCAACGGGACGTTCGACACGAACCTGACGGGCTGGACCAGTTTCGACGGCGCGGGCGCGACATCGTCCTGGGTAGCTCCCGGCTACCTGCAACTGCAGGGCAACGGCACCAACCGCGCCGTGCGCGAGCAGCATGTCACTAACTCGTCGGCCAACGTGGCTCACGGAATCCGCATCGTCATTGCGCGCGGCCCGGTCTACATGCGCATCGGCTCCAGCTCAGGCGCGGATGACCTGCTGTCGGAGACGGTGCTCTACACCGGCACGCATTCGATCGAGATCTCTCCCGGCGCCGGCGACTTCTACATCCGCTTCTTCAGCTCCGCGTCGCAGGTCGTGTGGGTCGACTCGTGCACGATCGAGGCGGCCGGCGCGGTCGTGCTCCCGACGCCATGGGTGGCTACCGACTTCAACAACGTTCGCTATGACCAGTCGGCCGACGTGCTGTTCGTCGCCTGCAAGGGACGCCAGCAGCGCCGGATAGAGCGCCGCGGCACGCGTCCGGGCGGCCGTGGGTGGTCGGTGGTGCTGTACCAGTCGCCAGACGGTCCTTTCCTCCTGCAGAACACTGGCCCGATCACGCTCGCTGTCAGTGCGATCACGGGCAACATCACCGTCACCGCGTCGCAGTCGCTCTTCAAGACGACGCACGTTGGCGCTCTATTCAGCATCACGTCGGTGGGTCAGCAGACTACTGTGGCGGCCGCGGGAACGAACACGTTCTCGCCGTCGATTCGGGTGACGGGCATTGGCTCACAGCGCACCTTCGGCATTCTGATCACCGGCACCTTCGTCGCCACGGTGGTACTGCAGCAGTCGTTCGACAATGCCACTTGGGCCGATGTCTCAGGAAAGACCTGGACGGCACCGACTGCCACCACATACGCTGATGGCCTGGACAACCAGATCGTCTATTACCGCATTGGCGTCGAGGCGACCTACACCAGCGGTACCGCCAACGCGACGCTGACGTTCTCGCAAGGCAGCATCCGCGGTGTCGTGCGCGTGACGGGCTACAACAGCGCGACGAGTGTGAGCGCCGAGGTTCTGACCTCCCTGGGCGGAACGAGCGCCACCACAGTGTGGGAGGAGGGCAAGTGGAGTGACCTGCGTGGCTGGCCGACGGCTGTAGGCATCCACGAAGGCCGCATGTGGTGGGCCGGCCAGAACGGCGTGGAGGGCTCCGTCTCCGACGCGTTCGATTCCTTCGACGAAACGGTGGTGGGCGACTCCGGCACGATCGATCGCACCGTGGGTTCTGGCCCAGTGGACACGATCAACTGGATCCTGTCGCTCAAGGGGATGCTGGTCGGCGCGCAAGGAGCGGAGTACTCGGTGCGGTCCTCCTCGCTGGACGAGCCGCTCACGCCCACGAACTTCAACCTGAAGGCGAGCTCTACTCAGGGCTCCGGGACCACGGCCGCGGTCAAGGTCGACCAGATGGGCTACTACGTCGACCGAACCGGCTGCAAGGTGTTCGAACTCTCGTTCGACATTCGCAGCTACGACTACACGTCGACCGACCTGATGGAGCTGG